GTCCGATAACGCCTGTTTTCACGGTGCTTACCGTCCCTGTACTTGATGCGACCTCTATGGTTTCTACTCCATGTAAAAATGTATCTGACATCTTTTTATTTTTTATTCTGTAAATTCAGGATCCTTCAATAAATAAACTCCCGCTTGGTGATTCTCTACCGTTGGATCATCTTGTTTGGCCACGCATTTGGTATCAATAGAAAAAGATAAAACGTAATTCCAATCATTCTGAACTCCTTCTATGTAGCCATGTTTATCTAGGGTTATTCGATCGCTTCCTTTGAATAATTCAAATCCTTGCAATTTCTCTGCAATGAATTTTATTATCGAAAAGATTCCGGATGCGCCCCGTCTTGTTTTTGACCGGATTATTGCTTCAAAATTGATCTTTTCATTTTGAACAGTCAGGTAATTTGTTTCCGGTTCACCGAAGACAGATCCGACACAGCATATATAAACTTTCGGTTTCGTGAAATTCTTTGTAAATTCCGCTTCATTATCAGGAAGCGGTGAAACCGCATAGATATCGGATGCCAACCTGGTACACAAATCATCCTCTAATTGCTCGTAATCAATCATCTTCTACTTTCTCCCCAAATGCTATATAAGTTTTTCCATCCGCCTTTGTTCTTACTTCCCTTATCACCAGCTTTATACCGTTGATCTCTATATGTTCTTCATTGCCATCATCCACAGATTCTTTTAATCCGGACAATTGCCCTTCAAAATATTCAATAGAGTAATTGTAAGGTCTGTATACATATTTATCTTGCTCTCCAAGATTCACAGGATCATTGGGCGAATTGTAAAGTACTTTCTCTATTTGTTTAGATGAGTTGTTTGACGGAATCCAAGTTGCATCATCCCCATAAAGTAACTCTGATGTCTGAAATACCGCCTTCTGAATCCCGTCAAACATGCTCATGGTTAATCTGCTGCCATTGTTCCTGCTGCCTTAAGAGCCGCAAGAATCGAGTTAATAGTCGCCTTACAAGCATTTGCTAAAGCCTGTGCACTTGCCAAGTCCGTTGCATCTGCCACAGATATTGCCGGGATGTTAGCTGCTGTAACAGCTCCGGTTGATCCATTGTCTACCAACAATATTTCAGCGGTTGCATCTCCACTGGCTGCATCATTGAATGCATACCCTGCAAGTGTATTTCCCGTACCGGAAGTTGTTATTGTTTTTGTGTCTGCCTTAAAATATAAAGCTTGACCTTGTGTGACAGCTCCGGCTTCTTTTGCAACCTCAAAAACACCTTCATTCATGGCTACGAAAATGGCACCAGCCAACGCGGATGTTATAGCCACTACTATTTTAGATCCGACCTTTACCAAATCACCTGCTGTCACATCGGTAACAGCAGTGATCTGCATTCTCTCTCCATCGCAAATATAATTTTCCATTATCTCTAAATTTTTAAATTATTACTGACCTGGATTCTTAAACCATCCACGGTAATCAATGGCTGATGCACCAAATTCACCTCTGACAGCAAATTTGATAGAGTCAGTATCGAAGTCTTCCACTCTTTCTGAGCGCAACCCGCCATTTCCATCAAGATAAGCGTAATACAATCCCTCAACTGCTGCAGGATCTGCTGTCAAATACCAAGCTTTTCCCGAAAGGTGTCTGTCCACAATAACGGCAAGATCCATATTTGAGAAGACGTTTACATCTTCGACCTTTTGAGGGGTAATTGATGTTAAAAGTTTCATTGCCTCTATTTTATATTCAGCAGATACACAGATATATTTAGGAATAATATTAAGCCTCTTTTTCCCATCAAGGCCTGTTTGTGTAGACATCGCTACATAAGCTTCAGAGAGGGAATCCTCAGAAAGAATAGCACCGGTTGCTGCCAAATTATTATGCTTGGTATGGAACAGCGTATTGCCGTCATCCATTTTTGCATTGTCGGTAATTAATCCCCAAACAACATCGCCTCTTAACAAATCCCAATCTTGGACAAACTTATTGGGTATTAATGAAAAGGCTGAAAGATCATCATTCACAAATGCCTGTCTTGTAAAAAGCAATCCCTCTGCATAGCTCTCCACACTGATTGTTTGTTTTGCCTCAAGCAATTTATTGAATTTAATCTTATCACCTTCGGGCGTTTTCTTCATTCCATTTGCTTTGTCAACTTGATACATCTTTTTCTCTCGGAAATCAGAAACGGAAGTTTCACGGGCTATCTTATCCCAAAATTCAGGAGCATAACCATAATCCGCACGAAGCATTTTATTATTAGTATCTTCTAGTAATAGCGGGAAATCTGATGTGGACAAATCACGTTTCATCAAACGTTGATAGACTTCATTCTTTGACATTCCACGAACATTGACACCGCCGTCAATTAGCAGCTCTTTCCCGATTTCAACTAATGACATTCCTCGATATTCATTATTCTTTTCAAGTTTGAATTTCGATGAAACACGATTCATTATCGCATTTTGAATAGCAGAACGTTTCTTATCCGTACCGTCTTCTTCCTGATTTACGCTAATTGTTTTGGGATCTTTCTTTACAAATTCATCTATCACCATTTGGCGGATTTCTTCAATAGGTTTACCACTTTTAAAATATTCAATCGCTTTAGAATCATCCATCTTTGCAGCACGAGTACTTAAAAGAATAGAATCAAAAAAATCGGATTGTTTTTTCGTTGCTTGTGAACGAATCTCCTCTACGGTTTTACTGTCTAAAACCGGATCAGCCGGTTCTTCTTTCTTAGGCTCTACTTTATAAGCGGATCTGATCTCCTCTATAGTTTGTTTCCCTTCGTAAAGTTCAACAACCTTTTCATCTTTTAAGTTAGCGGATCTACTAACCGTAATGATTGCATCCAAACGAGCTTTCTGCTCGTCTGTCGCTTTTGCTCGAATTTCTTCAATCGTCATTTTCTTTTCATTATTTAAAATTATTGTCTCATGTTTTTCTCCATTATTTGAACGAATTTTAGAATTCGTATCGGCTTGAACCGGAGCAAAGGATACTTCAAAAGGCTCCCAATCGATAGCATTAAGAGTGGGCATGTCATCGGGAGAAAAAACATCCCTTTGGTAGGTGTATACATTGTATCCGACAGAGATACCTTTGATTATCCCATTTTTAATATCGGAGACAAGTGCATTGTCTGCTCTTGCCCCTAGAGTTATCGTTCCAACAAGTTGGTTGTTCTCAAATCTTGTGTTCGAACAGATTCCCAGTTGAATGGAGGCTGATTTATTATAAGGATGATTATCAAAAACAGGAAGTCCATCATTTAATCTTTCTGTTCTTACATTTCCTTCCCGGCAAAGAAGTATTTCATTAAAATCTTCATCCAATCCGATCATATATCCGCGCATTTGGCACGGAGCTTCCGTAGCAAATACGACATCGAAACTTCTCGCTTCTTCATTGAATGAATTCGGGGTTATCAAAGCCCTCGAAAACAGTCCTTCTGTTTTTATCCGTTTCTGTTCAGGCATTTTCATTAACTTTAGTTTCTACAGGGGCAAATGAAATAGAAGAGATATTTATCCCTAATTCTTTCAGTTTATCCATGTCATTTTTATATTCTTCAAAGAATTCTTCCGGATCTCTCCCGTCTTCCCTTATGCATTCCGACAGGGTGCTTAATCCTGCTTGTATTTGCAATACTCTTGCATTCGTTTCCTTTACAGGATCAAGTTGTTGAACTCGTGGTGCCGTCCAATTATTTGCCTCACAAGGAATAAATGTGGTTGATTGACCGCTCAGAATTACAGCTGACATAAACCAGTTCCAAACAGGTACGCATACCATGGGAACGATCATATTATATTGCCATTTTCTAAATCTGGGGGAGACATCAATCTTTGCCATTCTACCACTTGTAAAATTGACATTACCATAATCCATTGTCAGCATTTCATACGTAATCCCGTATGCTGCTGCTATCCCTTGCAATATTTTTGTCGAGTATTCGCTATAACCGTCAGCCTTTGGAGGGCTAGAAAAAGTGACTTGCTCTTCTTCGTGCAGATAATTAATAATTCCAGGTTCCAAATCTTCTAATTTATCTTCCTCCGATTGACTTCCTGTCACGAAGGCGGTAAAACATGCGGCACATTTTTGCCTCATCAATTGAGCATCTTCGTAATCTGAAAAATCTGACATTTTCATAAAAGCAGAAACACCCATCGGAACCCCGCGTACCTGTCCGGCACGAAGGATTTCAAATGGGTGTATCACATCGTCTATGGAAACAAATTCAGATTGTATTGTTTGAAGTTGGCCCGTCATATCGTATGGGTGTCTGGGCCATACCCAATAACCGATCCGCTTTCCTTCATTATTGAATTGAACGCCAAGCCTTGCAAAGCCAAGATCATTCACATAATCTTTTGATTGGTCTAATTGATCTCCTTCAAGAACTTGTATTTTTATTGGGATTGATTCATTAACACGTCTACGAATCACTAGACAATCTCCAGCCTCTGCTATCTCGGACATAATTAAATTCTGCAATCCGTAGAACGTATTATTGCCATCATAATCACAAACAGTTGTTTCTGCCCACGATCTCCAAAGTGCTTTTATTTTCTTTACTTGATTTTTTGTTCCTGTGGGAGCCGGACGAATGCCTTGGCCTATGGTGTTATCGGTAATAGCATCTATTGCCCGCTTTGCCCATCCGTTATTTCTTACAAAATGACGAGAGCGATTTCTTAGTTTAACAAAGGCTTGTGATACTTCGATGTTAGGGCCTGCA